CTTATTCATAATCCTCCTCATTATCTTCTCCCCTATCAATGAACTTCGAAGTATCGATATTATATTCCCCAGTTTCTGGATCAATCTCAATTTCATCATATTCATCATATTCATCTTCTTCTTCACTAATCTCATCACCTTCTGCTTGGTTTGCCAATCTCTCTTCCTTTTCACGTTTAATTGTCTCTATAGCCTCACTTAGCAGGGATGACAGGAAATTTGTAGTTTCAGATCTGTGTGGAATTATGTTAAGTCTCGTGTCTTCAATTGCGATATTTAATTTGTGATCTATTACTGAATGATTCATAGTATTCACACCAAACATCCCAATGATCTTTTCTAGACTTAATACATCCAAATAACTTTCAGCTGGGGTAAAATCGGTCTCTGATAATTTCTTGACATCTGACTGTCTAATTCTCTTACCTTTGAAGAACACATTAGACATATTGCACCAGTCTGTCATGTCAACCTCCTTGAGTTCTCTAAGCACCTTGTTTGCAATACATCTAAAGTAGAACAAGCTATCAGATAATCTCCTATCATTGTTCATTCCATATTGTCGTTTACAGAATACATAGGCTTGTCTAATAGCATTCATATCACCAAATGACTTGGCTATTATGAGTGAGTCTATAATTATCCTGTATATATTGTTGAATTCGTCTAAGTCATTTGTATTGAATCCAATTTTAGCAATTATATCCTTTATTAATGAATTCATTTTGGTTAGATCTATTTTTTCGCACCTATGCTCAAGATAAAGTTGCTTGATTGTTATGAGAAATCTGCAGTATTCTTTTGGACAGTGTGACACTTTGCAAAGTTTGATGTATGATGTAAGCTCTTCAATCGTTCTAATATCACATATATTATATGTTTCCAAATTTACCCAATTGTTGATCTTAACATCCTTCAATGACCTTCCCTTTGTAAATATTTCATCATTTATCCTTCTTGAACTATTCACAAGATCAGAGTAATCTTGTTTATATTGATACTTTTCTCCACAATCGATCTTAATCAGGTTTAAATTCACAGGATAGTCT